CACATTAAGCTATTGGCTGAAAAGCTTGAAGCTGTAGAGCGTGGTGAAATTAAACGACTCGCAATTTCATTGCCACCAAGGCATGGAAAGTCTGCGCTTACTTCAGAAAACTACCCAGCTTGGTTTTTAGGAAAAAATCCTAGTAAGTACGTAATCTTCGCGACATACGCGCAAGAACTAGCGGATGACTTTGGACGTAAAGTACGTAACCAGATCCGTGATGAAGAGTTATACCAGAAGATATTTCCCGGAACGTTTCTAAGCGGAGACTCTCAATCTGCCAGACGCTTCATGCTTAACGAAGGCGGTACATACTTCGCCGTTGGTGCTGGTGGTCCAATTACGGGGCGTGGTGCTCATCTTCTAGTTATTGATGACATTATTAAAGGACGCGAAGACGCAGACTCATCTGCTATTCGTAGACAGGTTATTGATTGGTATAAGTCAGTAGCGTATACTCGTCTTATGCCCGGTGGTGCAATTATTATTATTGGCACGAGATGGCACGAGGAAGATCTAATTGGTTGGGTTATTGCTAATTCACCTCATGAGAAATGGGATGTCGTCAACCTACCAGCCATCGCAGAGGAAGATGATGTCCTTGGTCGAGAAGAAGGCGAAGCTCTTTGGAAAGAGTCTTATCCTGTTGAGCGTTTGCTTGAAATTAAAAACACAGTTGGAAGCAGAGAGTGGTCTGCGCTATTTCAACAAAGTCCTACAGCGGAAGATGGAAATATATTCAAGCGCGAATGGTGGCAGTGGTGGGACAAGTCTCAACCGCCAGACTGTGAATATGTAATCCAATCATACGACACTGCTTTTTCTATAAAGACATCAGCAGATCCAACGTCAATACAAACATGGGGTATCTTTCTTAAGGACGACGGACCACACGCAATACTTCTGCATCGTTTAAACAGACGAATGGAGTTTCCGCAGCTACGTTCGGAAGCTCAACAGTTGTATAAGGACTGGAAACCTGATAATGTAATCATTGAGAAGAAAGCTTCAGGTCAATCTCTCATACAGGATCTTCGTCGTGCTGGTATTCCCATTAACGAGTATTCTCCAGACCGGGATAAAGTTTCACGAGCACATAGCGTCGCACCACTTGTCGAGTCTGGTAGAGTTTGGATTCCAAAAAAAGCTTGGGCTGAAGATTTTATTAACCAACTTACATCATTTCCTAACGGTCGTAATGACGACGATGTAGATGCATTTACACAAGCCATGATCAGGCTTAAATCTGGGTGGTTCTTGCAGCACCCAGAAGACCCGGAAGAAGCAGACTACGAGGTTCCTACTAGGAAAGCTTACTGGTAGCATTTCGTTGACGTTTTGCAAGTTACATGTTATAGAATACTTATTGTGCTGCGTTTAAACGCACAGTGTTTATGGAAAAATCTTTCAAATGGTAGATACAGCCGTAGTGCTTAATGATATTGATGAGAATCAAGAGACTGAAATTATTATGGAACCAGATGGTTCTGTAATTATTAACGTTGGGCCAGAAGACTCTGAAGAGCCTGAGTTTGAAGATAATTTAATTGAATACATGAAATCTGAGGATGTTGAGGAAATTGCATCTGACCTTATCGATGGATTCAAGAATGACCTAGAGTCCCGCAAGGATTGGGAAGCTACATATAAAGAGGGTATTGAGATCCTCGGTCTTAAGCTTGAAGATGTAGACTATCCATTTCCGGGGGCTTGTGCCGCGCATCACCCAATGATGCTTGAAGCAGCTTTGCAATTCCAAGCACGTGCAATTTCTGAGCTATTCCCTGCTGGTGGACCAGTAAAATCAAAACTTATGGGTACTGCATCTCCTGAAACGCTGTCTCAGGCTGATCGTGTTCGTGATTACATGAACTATCAACTCACAGAAGAAATGGAAGAGTATTTCGATGAACTTGACACGATGTTGTTCCATCTACCACTCTCTGGTAGCACGTTTAAAAAGACTTATTACGACTATCACTTTGAACGTCCAGTATCTAAGTACGTTCCTGCAGAAGATTTCGTAATTTCCTACCACACGACAGATCTTAAAACTTCCCCAAGGTTCTGCCACATCATTCGGATGGACGAAAATGAAGTTCGTAGGCATCAAGTTAGCGGTTTCTATGTTGATATTGATCTTGGTGAAGCAAAAAATGAAAAAGATAACGAAGTACGCGAAGCAAAAGAAGACATTGTTGGTATTAAGAGGTTTGAATCCAAGGGAACACGTAAACTCCTTGAATTCCATGTAGACCTTGACATTGAGGGCTTTGAAGACCTTGATGACGAAGGCGAACCTACCGGAATTAAGCTTCCATACGTAGTTACAATTGACGAATCTACCGAAGAAGTACTGTCAATTCGTCGTAATTATGAAGAAAATGACCCTAAAAAGCAGAAACTTATGTGGTTTACACATTACAAGTTCCTTCCGGGACTTGGTTTCTATGGCATGGGTCTGCCGCACATTCTGGGTAATTTGCAGAAGACCTCTACTGCTATTTTGCGTTCTTTGGTCGATGCTGGTCAATTTGCCAACCTTCCAGCGGGATTTAAGGCTCGTGGAGTTCGTATCGATGGTGGTGATACACCGTTGTCGTTCGGCGAATTCCGTGATGTAGAAGGCTACGGGGACGATCTGAACAAGGCTATCATAACTATTCCTGTAAAAGAGCCATCTCAGACCCTGTTCCTTTTACTTGGTCGCATTATTGATGACTCTCGCCGTCTTGCCTCAGTCGCCGATATGAATGTCTCTGATATGAATAGTGAAGCACCAGTTGGTACTACACTTGCCATGATGGAGCAGGGCGTAAAGGTGATGTCTGCTATTCACAAGCGTCTTCATCGCGCACAGCGTATGGAATTCAAGATTCTTTCACGTATTAACCGTGACTTCCTGCCAGAAGAGTATCCATACGATGTCGAAGGTGGCGAAAGAACTATTTTCAAGGCAGACTTTGACAAGCGTGTAGACGTTCTTCCTGTATCAGATCCTAACACTTTCTCTGAGTCTCAACGTATCTTGAGAGCACAGACGCAGTTGCAGTTGGCTACGCAACTTCCACAGCAACATGATCTTCGTGTAGCTGTCAGGCGTATGCACGAGGCACTTGGTACTTTGAACATTGAAGAAGTACTCGCTCCAGAACGTGGGGCCAAACCAATGGACCCTGCGACAGAGCTATTCACGGTCATGAACGGTAATCCTATCAAGGCTTATGCGTATCAGGATCACAATGCTCATGCACAGTCACACATGGCACAGCTACAAATTGTGCAGGGTATGGCAATGCAGAATCCAGCATTGCAGCAGGTAATTCCAATGCTTCTTGCACACGTCGCAGAGCACCAAGCTTATATGATTCGTCAACAGGTAGAAGCAGTTTCCAACATAAATCTTAACCCTGCTCCTGACTACGACAAGTCCAATACTGCGAAGGATGATGGATACGTAACGCTTGATCCTGAAGTTGAGACGTTCATTGCACAGAAACAGGCTTTGGCAATGCAGCAATTGGCTCAACAGGCTGCAGAAATGGCTCAGATGCAGCAGCAGCAACAGGCTGCACAAGATCCTGCAATGCAAATGGCACAAGCAAAACTGCAGTTAGATGGTGCTAAGTTACAAGCAGACGTTCAAAACGATCAGCAGAAGTTAGCTCAGAAGAATCAAGAGCATCAGGATAAACTTTCCATTGAAGTTGCCAAGCTGCAGCAAAAAGGACAGCTTGATCGTGAGCAGATGAGGGCAGACCTTGCTACTGTTATAGCAAATAGAGGAACTCAATAATGGGTATTACACCATCATCTATCAGTAAGACTGGAAGAACAGAACCATTTGAACTACAACTTGTTAGGAATCAAATTCCTTGGCATAAAGCAATAACAATATTTGGATATAATTCAGACGTTGACACGGCTGAAGAAACAATCTGGCCTTATGGTGGTATTATGCCTCATCCGGCTACAGCATTATCCATGAAGGTCAGTTCAGACGACGCCGATGACAATGCTACCGGAACTGGCGCAAGGACTGTTTTTGTTGAGGGGCTGGACGCTAATTATAATGAAATATCAGAAACTGTGATCTTAAACGGTCAAACGGCAGTATTGACGGTTAAGTCATACATCCGCATAAATGAGGCTTATGTTGCTTCTGCTGGAACGAGCAACGGTGCAGAGGGCAATATCTATTTTGGCACAGGAAATGTTACGGCAGGTGTTCCTGCTACTGTGTATGACATTATCAAGTTTGATTACAACACCCGTGTTACGGGTCATTACACAGTCCCTGCTGGCTACACGGCGTACATGGATGCCGGATCTATTACGGTCGGGCAGACGGGAACATCTAACCCCGTGTCTGGCAGATTGGTGGTAACCGGGACAAACAATATTCGTATCAATAAAGCCATTGTTACATTGAACACGGGAAGTGTTCATTATCCATTTCTTTTCCCGCTTCAGATCCCGGAAAAAACCGACATAGAAGCCGTTGGTCAGGGCGGTGGTACTAATAATAGTGTGGCTTCCTACTTCAACATTATTATTATTAAGAATGTTGCGGGTGACTAATGCCTAAAAAAGGAATGGGGATAAAAACGTCAGTAAAGTCTGGTAATTTCCTTCCTACGAAGTCAGGCGCGGGTATGACTGAAAAGGGAGTTAAAGCTTATCGTCGTGCTAATCCGGGTTCTAAACTAAAAACTGCCGTAACTGAATCAAGTCCAAGTCCTGCTCGTGCAAAACGTAGGAAGTCATATTGCGCTAGATCTGCTGGTCAGATGCGCGATTTTCCAGAAGCAGCAAACAATCCGAATAGTCGTCTTAGACAAGCTCGTAAAAGATGGAAGTGCTAATCGTGATAAATCGTAGTTCAATGTCTCATCAAATCGAAAAAGGAGTACGTAAAGTGCGTGGAATGGGTAAAGCAATGAAGGGTGGCGGTTGCGTCACTGGTAAATCTTATAAGCGTGGCGGTATGGTTGCCAACGCCGACGATAGTATGATGGTCGCAGGTAAGGCAGGGATGGCTGCTAAGACGGGTAAGTCTCCAAAGACACTCCGTGGTAAGGCTCGTCCTGCAATGGCTCCTAAGCCTATGCAGAAGGCTATGTCTCCACAGATGCCAATGCCTCCAATGTCGGATCAGATGATGCGCTATGGTGGAATGGTTAAGGGAAAGATGAAATAATGCCCTTGGGTAAAGATGTATCTAAAAACATCAGGGAACTGATGCGCGATAATCAGAAGACTGGCAAAGAACGTGGCATGGGTGGAAAGCCTCGGTCACGTAAGCAGATGGTTGCTATTGCACTACAAGCTGCTGGTAAGAAGAAAAAGCGTTAATACAGTATATACTTTCGTTAGCCAAAGTATTGCGTTTAAAATACTATATGATTACTTGATATATAGTGTTAAAACGTGAGAACAAAATGACGGATACTGTAATTCAACTTAAAGTTGTCCCAAAGGAAGAACCAAAGACAGATCAGGATAACCATGAAAAGATCAAGGAAGATCTTATTAAGGGTTTAGATTCTGTTGGTCCTGTTAGCTGGATTGTCGGCATAGCCCGTACCACAGAAGGTAATTTGGTAAACTTTGGTTCTACCGTTGACCTAAAAGAATACGTATTTGGAATTAGTGTGCTTCAACATCTGATGCACCAAGCAATAAACGATTCTATTTCAGATGAATAAAAATACTGACGTAGAGACATTTGTTTATTACTTGCTTGAAAAGGTTCGCAAAGACATTACTGGTCAACAAGAGTCTGTTTATTCAGGAAATGTTTCCTCAATGGAAGACTACAGGTTCAGAATTGGCGTTCTCAAAGGTTTAAACATGTCGATAGACTCGATTAAATCTCTAGTCAAGGTGAACGAAGAAGATGAGTAAAGAACTTTTACCTACGCCATGTGGTTGGCGCATATTAATTGAAGTTTCTGACATTCAAAATGTCACTGCTGGTGGAATCCATATCCCTGATATGGCTAAATCAAATGAGCGAAACCTCACAAGTATTGGAAAGATCGTAAGGCTAGGAAAACTTGCTTACAATCGTCCAGACCTTGGCATTAATGATCCTTGGGCAGCGGTCGGCGACTACGTAATATTTGGTCGTTATGCTGGTTCACGTATCGAACTTGATGGCAAGGAATACCGCCTCATGAATGACGAAGAAATTCTTGCGGTTGTTCCAGAGGAAATCAAGGCCAAGATCAAGCGGGTATAACGTTACCTCTTGCAATTTTATCACATGGGGAGTACCATGCAGTTAGAAACTGACACGGAAGACACTATTATTGAGCTTGACGACAAGGCTCCGTTTCTCGAAACAGAACCACTTCGTGACAAGCTTTCAAAGATTGAGCCAGAAGACAAAATAGAAGCACCGCAGGACGATAAGAAACCTGCAGATACTTCTGACGAAGATTCTGACAGTGAAGACCTTAATGAATACGGAGATCGTGTTCGTAAACGTATTTCAAAAGAAGTTTGGAAACGTCGAGAGGCTGAACGAAAGAATAAAGAACTAGAAGACCGTTTAAACGAAGTCATGGGTTCTTATAAAGAAACCCAAACTAATTTGATCAGGTCTAACGAGGCCGCACTTTCTGCTCGTGAAGAAGCTATTAAGTCTGAGTTTGAGAAAATCCAGACTACTTACAAGAACTCTTATGACAGTGGCGACACTGATGAGATGTTCAGGGCTACTGATCGACTCACAGATCTAAAAGCGGAACTTCGTGACATTGAGGGTTTTAAGGGTCGTCTTAAGCGGGAAGCCGTTGTAGAAGAGCCTGTACAGAGGCCAAGATCAAACGGACCAGATGAACGTGCCGTTGATTGGGCTTCAAAGAATGAATGGTTTGGTAAGGATGTCGCAAAGACAGGTGCTGCCTATGCCATTGATGCGAGTCTGAAGTCGGAAGGTTTTGATCCTTCTTCAGATGACTATTACGAGGAACTTAACAGTCGGCTTTATAAAGAGTTTCCTTCCCTTGCAAAGAAGGAAGCACCTAAAACTGCAGTAGTTAAATCATCCTCGCAGCAAGTAGCTGGAGTTTCGCGTGGCTCCACTAGCCGCCAAATAAAGCTTTCTCCATCACAAGTACAGATGGCAAATAAGCTTGGCGTTCCACTTGCCGAATATGCGCGTTATTTAAAATAAGGGATATTGAAATGCAACCAGCCCGTAAAACACGAGATGAGATTTCTCGCAAGAAGACTTACCGTCCACCTTCCGTCCTTGATATGCCTACACCTAATAGTGACGATGTTGAGTATCGTTGGATTCGAGTAGCAATTCGAAACGAAGATGACGCTAAGAATTTATCCAGCCGTCGCCGGGAAGGCTGGGTTCCTGTTATGCAGGACGAACATTCCGGTTTTGATGGTCCTTCTGTAGGGGATGGAAAGTACACTGGAGCAATTGGTATCGGTGATTTGGTTCTAATGAAGAATAGCTATGAGAATAATGAATCTCGCAGAGATTATTATGCTGGTAAGACTAATACTCAAGAAGAAGCAATTGACAATGATATCATGCGTGAACAGCACCCTTCTATGCCTTTATTGAGGGAGCGTAAATCAACCTCAACTCGTGGCACTCGGAAAAATAAATTTGATGATTAATTTTATTTCGGGGCCACAGCTAACTAGGAGTTAAAAAATGGCTGCTTATGGCTTTAAGCCCCACCGCCACCTTTCGGGTGGTGTAATCCGCGCACAGGAATACCTTATTTCTGCTGCGTACTCGACTAAAATCCACACTGGTGCTCCAGTAAAAATCGTTTCAGGTTTTATTAACCTTGCAGCGGCTGGTGACACGATGGTTGGTATCTTCGGCGGCGTTTCATACGTCAACGCCGCAGGTGAGACGAAGTTCTCCCGTCATTGGACTGGTGAAACAAGTGCAACGAGCATCAAGGCATTTGTCTATGATGATCCTGACATCTTGTTCTCCTGCTATGACGATGGTGCTGCAGACTACTTGACACAGGCTGATGTTGGCACGACTGGCGATCATGTCGCTGGTACAGCAAGTGACATCACTGGCGTGTCTGGTGCGATGCTTGATACATCCACCGTCGGCACTGACGCTGGGTTCCGTTTGATTGGTCTTGTACCAGCACCGGGAGCCGCTTTTGGCACAGCAAATGGTACACAGGCAGAAGTGATCGTCTTGATCAACGAACACCTGTATGCTCGTTAATAGGGAGAATGAACAATGATTAATCGTGCACAAATCCTCCGGGAACTTGAACCCGGCCTCCATGCTCTCTTTGGCATTGAGTATAAGCGTTATGAGAATCAACACGCTGCGATTTTCGACGCAATGACCTCTGATCGTGCTTTTGAAGAAGAAGTGTTGATCGTTGGTTTCGGTGCTGCTCCTACGAAGGCAGAAGGTCAGGGAATTTCCTATGACGACGCTGCTGAATCGTGGGTGTCGCGCTACAACCATGAGACGGTGGCCCTTGGCTTCCAGATCACGGAAGAGGCGATGGAAGATAATCTTTATGATTCTCTTGCAACACGCTACACGAAGGCTCTCGCCCGTTCTATGGCCCATTCGAAGCAGGTTAAGGCAGCATCTGTGCTGAACAACGCCTTCGCTGCGTCTGGCTTTACGGGTGGTGATGGTAAGACTCTTGCTGCAACTGACCACCCTCTCTGGGGTGGTGGTACACTGTCGAACCGCGCTGCTGCAGACATCTCTGAAACGGCACTGGAAAATGCTTTGATTGCAATCGGCGATTTCGTCGATGATCGTGGCCTTCCAATCGCTCTTCAGGCTTCCCGTCTGATTATTCCTAATGAGTTGACGTTCGTTGCAGAGCGTCTCCTTAAGACAGAATATCGTCCGGGTTCTGCAGACAATGATGTCAACGCTATCGTTTCGACTGGTCTTATTGGTGGTGGCTACACCGTCAATAACTACCTCACCGATCCAGATGCGTGGTTCATCAAGACTGACTGCCCAGACGGCCTGAAGATGTTCCAACGTCGTTCGCTTAAGACGGCAATGGAAGGCGACTTTGAGTCTGGCAACGTGCGTTACAAGGCTTCCGAGCGTTATTCGTTCGGTTGGTCTAACCCACGTGCCATCTATGCTTCGCCGGGCGTCTAATAAACTGGGGGGAGGGATTGTCTCTCCCCCTTTTTCAACTTGTACTGACAGCCTTGGCTGACTTTGCGAGACAGTACACTTTAACGCAATAGGAGACTACAATGGGTTCGACTACTTTTTCAGGTCCAGTTACATCTAAGGGTGGCTTTATTACTGGTACTGATGTAAACTCTACTTTGACTGCTTCTGCTACTATTACGCAGGACACATATAACGGTCAGACTATCAATCTTTCTGCTGCCGCTGGTATGACAATTACTCTTCCTGCTGCAACTGGTACAAATGCTATGTATCGCTTTGTTGTCGCAACGAGTGTTACAAGCAATAGCTATATTATCCAAGTAGCAAATGCTACTGATATTCTTATCGGAACCGCAAGTGTTGCTGGTACTACTGGTACAGTGTTTAGCACTGTTGCAGCTTCTGACACAATTACTATGAGCGGATCTACAACTGGTGGTCTTGCTGGTTCTTACGTAGAGATCATGGATGTTGCTGCTGGTGAATTTGTTGTTCGTGCAAACCTCCTTGGTTCTGGAACTCCAGCTACACCATTCAGTGCTGCAGTATCGTAATCTTTAGCTGATAGGAAAACAAAATGGCAGATGCAGTAACTTCTCAAACTCTATTCGATAGTAGGACTCGTCTTATTATGAAATTTACCAATATCTCTGATGGTGTTGGTGAAGCAGCGGTTACGAAGGTTACTGCATCTACATTTAATTGCGACGAGCTTTATATTGAACGAGTTGACTTTGCAACTCAGGGCATAGGTGTGGATATTCTTTTTGATGCAACTACACCAGTGGTAGCATTGACACTTCCTGACAATAACATGAGTTTTGATTTTTCACGATTTGGCGGCATTAAGAATAATGCTGGTACAGGTAAAACAGGCGATATTAAGTTTACCACTGTTGGTGCTACGGCAGGTGACCGTTATACAATTATTCTCGAAATGAGAAAAGTTAGCTCTTACTAAGGAATATTTTAAATGGCTACTTCAGGTACATCTACATTTAACCTTACTGTGGATGACATCATTGCTGAAGCCTATGAGCCACTTGGAGTCCTTACACCAACTGGTCATGAGCTTAAATCAGCACGTAGAAGCTTAAACCTTCTATTTAGGGAGTTCTCTAACAGGAATCTCTTTGCATTTATTTCTGAGAAGGATTCAATTTCTACTGTAGCGTCTACCGCTACATATGTATTAGATGCTAACGCTCTTGATATTATGAATGTGACAGTTACAGTAAGCTCTACTGATATTGAGCTAACTCGTTATTCGTATAGTGATTATGCCGTAATTCCAGACAAAACATCAACAGGTACTCCGTCTACTTATTATGTAGATAAGCAACGAGACGCAATTGTATTGTATCTCTGGTCTGTTCCAGATGGTGTATATACAGTTAAGTTTGAAAAGAAGCGTAAGATCCAAGATGTTGGTGATTATACCAACACTATCGATGTTCCTGATCAACTTCTCCCAGCTATTATCTCAGGTCTGACATATAAGTTGGCACTTAAGAAACCAGCATCTGCCCCAGCTTGGCCTTCATTTCTTGCAGAGTTTGATCGTAATATGAATTACGCAATGGAAGGTGATCGTGATCGTACTAGTACATTTATGTATCCATCTATGCGGCGTAGGTAATTATGAGTTCCATTAGCAACATGTACCTTGGTATCTGTGACCGTTGCGGGTTACAGTACAAGAAGGTTACTCTCAAGAAGGAGTGGACAAACAAGGTTGTGTGCGAATCATGCTATGAGGAAAAACATCCTCAGTTAGAACCTAGACATAAAGATCTTGGAGATCCTAAACCTCTAAGAGATCCGCGTAATGACGCACCAATACAGACATCAAGTAATGCTCCATATGATGCAGCATTTCCGCACACAGCAGGTGGTAGACCATGAACTATACAACTTTAAAAGCTGGTATTGTAAGCTGGTTGAACAACGAGTCTACAGAACTTGCAGCCAACCTAGATCAAATCATTAAAAATGCAGAAAATCGGATTGTTCGTGAGTCCGATCTTCGTCTGTTTAGAAAACACGCAACTGCCAATCTTATTATTTCTGATGCATATCTTGCTCTTCCTCTTGACTGTCTAGCTGTAAGATATGTTCGTTTAAACACCGGGGACTTTCTTGAACTTCGTGCAGAAAGCTTTATTCGCGAATACACACCTAATACTGCAACTACAGGTACACCAAAATACTATGCTCATTGGGATGCTAATACTGTATTCCTAGCACCAACACCGTCTGCTGCGTCTACTGTTGAAATCTCATACACGTATAGCCCTGCTTCTATTGTTACAGCAACAACTACGTGGCTTGGAACAAATGCAGAAGATGTTTTATTCGCCGCGTGTGTGTACGAAGGAGCTATTTATCTTCAAGCCGCGCCAGACCTTTTAACTATGTACAAAACAAGTTATACTGAGGCAATGCAGCGTCTGCAACTTATGGAAACAAAGAACTCATCTGACGAGTTCAAAACTAAGGGTCTTATCTAATGGCTAGTGAAGTTTGTAATTCATTTAAAACAGAAGTCCTTGGAGGGACTCACGATCTTGACACCGACGTAATTAAGTTGGCACTTTATACAAGTGCAGCGTCTGTTTCGGCATCAACTACGGCTTACAGTACAAGTAATGAAGTATCCAGCAGCGGAACTGGATATACGGCTGGTGGTAATACATTGGCAGGTGCAGTAATTTCTCTTGATGGCTCTACAGCAATTGTAGACTTTACAGACACGTCTTGGGCCTCTGCTACTATCACTGCTCGTTATGGGCTTATTTATAACTTTACCAAGTCAAATAAAGCCATCGCAGTCCTAGACTTTACGACTGATCAGATTTCAACGAATGGAACATTTGCGATTGTGTTCCCAACTGCAAATTCTTCGAGTGCTATTATTAGGTTGTCGTAATGGCAATATCACTAAAACATGCATTTAACTCAGGAAAAACAGACGGTGTTGATGCAACGCTTGTACAGCCTTCTAATTGGAACGCTGAACATACGTTGCAGTTGGCAACTGGTAAACTTGTAGGCAGAACTACTGCAAGTACAGGTGCTGCTGAAGAAATTGCTGTTTCTGGTGACCTTCTACTTTCCAGTGGTACGCTTGGTGTAAATACAACCGTAGCTACGCTTACTGGTATTCAAACCCTCACAAATAAAACACTTACATCCCCAGTTATCACTGGTGGTACAACTGTAACTGTGCCAACTAATGCAAATGATCTTGTAAACAAGACATATGCAGATTCTTTGTCTGCTGGTATCAACTTCCACGAAGCTTGTAAATATGCCACCGCCGCAGCACTGGCAACGTGTACATACGACAACGGCACGTCTGGTGTAGGTGCAACGCTTACAGCTACAGCTAACGCAGCGTTGTCTGTCGATGGATTCACACCCGCTTCTACCAATAGAATTCTTGTAAAAAACCAAGCATCTGCATTTCAAAATGGTGTTTACACAGTATCTCAGGTTGGAGACGGATCTAACCCATTCATTCTTACTCGTGCATTGGATTTTGACGAAGCTGGTTCCAGTGTTAATCAAGTCAATGCTGGTGACTTCTTACTTATTACAAATGGTTCTACAAACGCAAACACGTCTTGGGTTCAGCAGACACCGTTGCCAATAACAATTGGTAGCACGTCAATTGTATTTACGCAGTTTGCAGCACCAGTATCGTATTCTGCGGGTACTGGTTTACAACTAGCTGGTACAGTATTCAGTATTGACAGCACCGTTACAACGCTTGACGGTATTCAAACCCTCACAAATAAAACACTTACGTCACCAACACTTACAACTCCTATTCTAGGTACACCACAGAGTGGTACTCTTACCAATGCTACTGGTCTGCCTATTAGCACTGGTGTAAGTGGTCTTGGTACTGGCGTAGCTACATTCTTAGGTACACCTAGTTCTGCCAATCTTATTGCTGCAGTTACGGATGAGACTGGCTCTGGAGCTTTGGTGTTTGGAACGTCACCCACTCTTACAACTCCAACGATTGGTTCTGCTGGTTTTACCTTAAATGGTTCTACTTCTGGTACAACTGTCGTAAAGGCAAATGCTACGGCTGGTGGCTGGACGCTTACTTTGCCATCTTCTGCTGGTACAGTTGATTATGTTCTAGCTACTGACGGCACTGGAAATACTTCGTGGGTAGAACAAACTGGTGGCGGTGGTGGCAGTGCAGTTCCTACAGGTGGTGGTACTGATCTGGTGTTTTATAATAACGATCAAACTATAAATTCACCATATTCAATACCATCTGGTAGTAACGCAGGAACATTTGGTCCTATTACTATTGCTTCTGGTGTTGTTGTAACAGTTCCTTCCGGTAGTGTTTGGACAATCGTTTAATTGAGGTATAAATGTCTTTAAAACTTAACTCTGCAGGTGGTGGTTCAGTTACATTAGATGCACCAAATACAGCATCTACATTGACGCTTACGCTTCCTGCTGTGACTGATACGCTTGTAAGCCTAACCGATACCCAGACGCTTACTAACAAGACGTTGACTAGCCCAACAATTACGGGTGCGGTTGTTTCTTCAATGGGGAGCAGCCTACTTACATCTGCTACGGCTCAGGCATCTACGTCTGGAACTAGCAGAAACTTTACAGATATACCGTCGTGGGTAAAACGTATCACGGTGATGTTTAGCGGCGTAAGTACAAGCGGCACGTCAAATTTACTAATTCAATTAGGAACATCATCCGGCGTTACAACTACAGGATATCAATCTTACAGTTGCAGATTTGGTAATACTTCTTTGGCAGGAGGTGCAAATTTTACTACCGGATTTGGAATTGCGACAAACCTTGCTTCTAATGTTCTTAGCGGCGCGACTATTATTTCTTTTTTATCTGGGAATACTTGGGTTGCTAATGGTTTTTACGGTGAATCTTCAGGCGCAATAGGGATTCCAGTAAACGGCGGGATTTCTCTTGCCGCGACACTAGATCGTGTTCGCATTACTACAGTGAACGGCACAGATACCTTTGACGCTGGCTCTATCAACATTATGTACGAGTGAGGCACACATGACTGTAACCATAAACGGTTCTACAGGTATTTCCGGGATTGATGGCACTGCAGCCACTCCATCGATGCAGGGTGCTGATACCAACACGGGTATGTTCTACGGCACAGATATCGTAGGCATCTCGACGGGTGGCACTGAGCGTATGCGTGTTAATGCGTCCGGCAATGTTGGGATTGGGACGACCGATAACTATAGATTAGCTGTCGTTGGTGGTGCCACACAGTTATCTGGGTCAACTGAAGCGGCGGCTGGATTAAGGATACAGTCTATTGGAGGGGTTGCACATTTAAGTGGCATTAATAGTGACAATAACGCATTTAATCCAATAGCATTATATACGGGTAACACTGAATCTATAAGTATGGACACCTCCGGTGTTGTAACCGGAACTGCTGGTAATTTGATGTTGATCAGTGGAACATCAGTAGCATCTACGTCTGGTACTGGCATCGACTTTACTGACATACCGTCGTGGGTAAAGCGTGTTACGGTGATTTTTCGTGGTGTTTCTACAACTGGAACATCACCACCTCAAATTCAACTTGGTACAGCAGGAGGTATAGTTAGTTCTGGATATGTATGTGGAAATTCTCTTGTTGCTCAAGCCGTTCTCTCTGTTAATTTTACAGCAGCTTTTGGTATTGGTGTTAACACTTCAAATTGGTTGGCTAGTCACCTTGCTAGTGGACAGGTAATTTTTTCATTGATTGACTCAAATACGTGGTCTGGTAGCGGAGCAATTACTGTATCTGGCATTTCATCTACTTATTTTACAACCGGATCTGTAGCTTTGGGAGCTGTATTAGACCGTGTTCGTATTACAACCGCAGGTGGTGTACAAACTTTTGACGCTGGCACTATCAACATCATGTACGAGTGAGGAACATATGGAACGGATAGAGGTTAACTTAATCACGGGAGAACAGAGAATCATCATAATCCCTGATGATGAAGCCGCCGCAATAATTGCCCATGCTGCTCAACTTGATGCAGATGAAGCATTGTCAAAATTGCGTAAGTACCGCGATGAATTACTCCGTGAAAGTGATATATCGGTAATGCCAGACCGTTGGGCTGCAATGTCTTCCGAAACACAGACAGCATGGGCAACATACCGTCAGGCTTTGCGTGATCTTCCTGCTAATACTACGGACCCATTAAACCCAACTTGGCCTACAAGGCCGGGAGCGTAATATGAGTACCATAAAATCTACTAACTTCCAAAATGCCTCATCTGCTATCGTCAATATGGAAGCAGACACGAGTGGTAATGTAGCATTTGGTAACAACATAACTGTAGCTGGTAATACTACAATAACAGGTGATACTACCATTACAGGTAATCTTGTCCCGTCCTCGTCATTTCTACGCAACCGCATTATCAATGGTGATATGCGGGTAGATCAGCGTAATGCTGGGGTTGAAGTTAATCCTGCTGTAAATCAAACATATTATATTGATAGGTGGTCAGCAGCAACTAGTGCCGCATCTAAATTTAAAATTGGTCAAAATGCTGGTGCAGTAACCCCGCCAGCAGGGTTTATAAACTATCTTGGTCTGACCTCCCTTTCTGCCTACACCGTCGGAGAGGCAGAAGTATTTGCCGCTAAACATGTTATTGAAGGTTTAAATATTTCTGATTTTGCTTGGGGTACGGCATCTGCGGCAACAGTAACTTTGTCTTTTTGGGTGCGTAGTTCATTAACCGGAACTTTTGGTGGGTCACTAAGAAATGATGGCAGCACTAGGTCGTATCCATTTACTTACACAATTTCTGTGGCAAATACATGGGAGCAAAAAACTGTAACAATAGCTGGAGATACATCTGGAACTTGGCTTACAACCAACGCAACTGGTATAGTTTTAATGTTGAGTATTGGCTCTGGCTCAACACTTTCTGGAACTGCTGGTGCGTGGGCGTCGGCTAACTACACTTCAGCCACAGGTGCAACTTCAGTAGTCGGCACATCCGGTGCTACCTTCTACGTTACAGGCGTACAGCTTGAAGTAGGCACAGTCGCCACACCATTTGAGCGGCAGTTATACAATGCTCAGTTAGCGCAGTGTCAGAGGTATTACTTTAGGTTTACAACAACTTCAGGAAACTGGCTTGGTAATGCTGGCTATGCACAAACCACTACATCTGGTCGTGCTCATGTAACATTTCCGGTAGAAATGAGAACAGCACCAACTGCAATTGATACAACAGGTACGGCAGCTAACTACCGGATGATGCCACCAAACGTGTTGTGTAATGCTGTACCAACATTAAATCAGGCAAATAAACACGATGGTTGGTTGACTACAGCCGTGGCGGCTGGATTAACAGCTAATGCCGCTGTAGTTCTTTCTGCTGCTGCTTCGACGGTAGCATATATTGGATGGAGTGCTGAACTATGATTTTTAAATGTCTTCCATTGGTTGAAGGTGAAGAACAAATCTATATTCGCATAGATGAGGATGGTTTGTGGAGACTGTCATGCACGGCTGAATATCCAGAGTTTAAAGAATGGATAGCCAAGGGCAATACACCACTACCCGCTGACGAGGAATAATGGCAACAGCATTTGAATCAACAGCATTTGAGAACACTGCCTTTGAAACGGCTGCTAATCCAAGTGTTACTATAAACCCATCGCTGAATAGCCTAGTATCGTTTGTAGGAACGACAATTGTTACCGCTGGTGCTAATGTACTGCCTATAAATTCAGGCATGACAATAAATACTGGCTCTGTATCGATATCAATAAGTAAAAATGCATTTGCGTCTGGTGTAAATGCGTCATTCTCTGTTGGTGCTACTACTCTAACAGGCAATGCAGGAGTTTCATCAACATCTGTTAGTGCTGCTCTTAATATAGGAACCACAAGCATTGCTGCTGGTGCTTCAGTTCTTCCTATAAACACTGGAAGAATTTTCAGTATTGGCACAGTTATAGTAACCGCTGCCGCTAATACTTCTGTTACTTGCAATGGAATAGCTATTAGTGTAGGATCTCTTGTAATAGCAGGAGATGCCAACACTAACGCACTTGGTGTTTTAGCTTCATTTGCTGGTGGAACAGTAAGTATCCCTGCTGCTGCAAACGTATATCCATCTGGTTTACAGTTAAACATTGCATGTAATAATGTTTTACTATGGGGTCAATTGTCTACTGGAGAAGTCGAGTTTTGGTCTACTGCATCAAGCGAAGGTGAAGGTACAGGCGAAATCGATCTTGGTGAAACAGAGACGTGGAATGCTATAAGTAACACTTCCATAGAGTCTTGGGATGAAATTGTATCTCCTGAGACAGAGGCTTGGGTAGAGCAAAACGCACAGAATGATTAAGGATTTAAAAAATGGCTAGTGGTACGTCTTCGTCATTACGATTAGAATTAATGGAAGTTGGTGCTAACTCTAACGAGTGGGGTACTATCACCAATGAAAATCTCCAAATGCTTGAAGGTGCTACTAATGCATATTTCGAAGTTACAGCCACAGCGGATACCACACTTTCAGTTACCGCTTTTACTATTGGTGACTATCACAACTTGGTTTACAAGTTTACAGGTACTTTAACTGCTGATATAACATACACAGTACCAGCATATGAGCGTCCTTATATTTTTCATAATGCTTCTAATTATAATGTTACCGTAAAAGTTTCTGGTCAGACTGGTGTTATTATTGCCGGGGGAACAAAAGCTTATGTTTACTGTGATGGAACTGATATTCGCGAATTAGTTAATAACCCTGCGTCGATCACGGCAACACAAACTCTCACAAACAAAACACTTACCGCACCTAGATTCTCTGATGGTGGATTTATTGCTGACGCCAATGGCAACGAATTGATTGTCATGGATACCGTTACAAGTGCTGTGAATGAAGTGACTGTATCAAACGCAGCGTCACCTGCAGTATCTGCAACGATGACAATTGCCGCTCCGGCTGTAGTCACTGTCGCTGCAACGCCGCCAACTGGTACTCCGGTGGTATTTACATCTACTGGTACACTGCCAACAGGGGTTGTTTCTGGTACTACATATTTTGTAAAGTTAATTAATAGCACTACATTTAATATCGCCGCTACAACTGGTGGCACGTCTATCACAACTACTGGTACACAGAGCGGTGTACACACTGCTACTTTTACTGGTGTTCCTATTATTGCTGCTAGTGGTGATGGTACAAATATCTCTGTAAATATTAAACCAAAAGGATCTGGAATTGTACAGGCCAATGGTGTTGAAGTTGTAACTCTTACTGGTACACAAACTCTTACAAGCAAGACACTTACAAGCCCAGCAATTGACACTGTAGAAATTACCGGAACTACTACAGCAGCAGCTTTGAAGATTCCTAATATTATTGAGAACGGCACGTATGGTTCAGTTACGTGGGCATCCACGATGAACTATGACGTGTTAACGCAGTCTGTCTGGTATGTTACAACAGATACCGCAAATAACTGGACGCTTAACATTCGCGGTAGTAGTGCAACAACGTTGGCATCACTAATGGCAGTTGGTGATATAATTACTGTAAACATGACGGTAACAAATGGGGCTACAGCATATTATAACACTGCTATACAAATTGATGGAGTTTCGGTTACGCCAAAATACCAAGGCGGGGGAGCACCTTCTGCTGGAAGTGTAAGTGCTTCTGACTCATATTCATATACTATTATTAAAACTGCAGCCACGCCTACATATATAGTACTCGCGTCACAAGTGAAGTTTGATTAAAATGCCAGTATTAGGATCATTTGGGGCTGCTTCTGCTAGAAGTTTTGGTGCTGGTTTGTCTGCTGTTGGACAAGATGCATATACAACCGCCGGAACTTATTCGTGGGTAGCACCCGCTGGTGTATCTTCTGTTTCTGTTGTTTGTGTCGGCGGGGGCGGTGGTGGTGGGACTGCCTCATCAGGAGGTAACGGTGGATCTGGTGGTGGTTTAGGCTGGAAAAATAATATAGCAGTAACTCCCGGCACTGCGTATACAGTTGTTGTTGGGGCAGGTGGCGCAATAGAAGGCAACGGTGGAGATAGTTATTTTATATCTCTAGCTACGGTAAGCGGTCAAAACGGTGTTCTAGGTGGTGCTGGTAATGGTAGCTCTCCTAACCCAGCAAGAGCAAACGCTGGAGGAACATTTACTGGCGATGGCGGTGGAACAGGCGGTGGCGGCGGTTGGGCCAATGATGGTGCAAGAGGCGGCGGCGGTGGCGGCGGTGCTGCTGGTTATTCTGGTAATGGTGGCGGCGGTGGTAACTACACTGGTTCTTCAAGAACCGCAGGAACAGGCGGCGGCGGCGGGGGTGGTTATGGCGGTTCTGGTAGTACGTCTAATAACGTCGGCGGCGGTGGCGGCGGCGGTGGTGTCGGCATATTAGGCGAAGGTGCTAGTGGTGCTGCGGCGGCGGCAGTTCGACTCGGCGGCGAGGGTGGATCGGGCGGTACGACTGGTGGGACAGGAACCACTGCCAATGCTGGTACTGCTGGGCTATACGGCGGCGGTGGCGGTGGAGGCAACGGCGGTGGCGGCAATGGTGGTCCCGGTGGCGTCGGTGCTGTTCGTATTATTTGGGGACCAAATAGATCATTTCCATCAACAAATACAGCGGATTTATAAAAATGGATCTACAAACTCTAATTAACTTTGCAGGTGGCTTAGTGTTAGCTGGACTTGGTTGGTTTGCACATGAACTTTGGGCTGCGATGAAAGAACTACGCAATGATGTTCACAGACTCGAAGTGGTATTACCAACACAATACATTCGTCGCGATGAATTTACTGAAGGCATGAAGGAAATTAAAGATATTTGTAGGCAGATTTTTGACCGTCTAGACAATAAAGCAGATAAATAATGGACCCATTTACCCTCATTGCTGGTGCAACTGCTCTATATAACGGCATCAAGGGTGCGGTAGATTCAGGTCACGAGATGATGGACGTTGCCGAGAAAGTCGGTAGTTTGTTCGGGCGAATTGCTCAGATTACACAGTTAACGTCGGGTAATCGTAAGAAGCGTATGTTTCAAAGCCAAGCTGAATATGAAGCCGAGGCAATTAAGCTTTACACCTTAAAACAAAAAGCCCAGAAATTACAGCTAGATACACGTAACCTATTTGTAGGTGCGTATGGTATTGCAGCGTGGACTAGTATACAAAAAGAAGTAACAGAAATGCGTAAGGAAGCAGCACGTGCCGCAGCAGCAGCGATGCGTGAAGCTGAAGAAACCCGCAAAGACTTGATTATGGGTGCTTGGTTGATTGGTGCTGTTATTATATTTGCTATATGCATTGCAATTGGAATTGTATTGTTTACTCACAAATAGGAGTTGTTATGGATATTCTTAAAACATTTGGCCCACTGCTCGGTTCTATCGCGCCTAGCATTGCTACGGCTCTGGGGGGGCCACTGGCTGGTCTTGGTGTAAAGGCTCTATCTCAGGCACTTTTAGGTACTGAAGATGGCTCAGAGGACGCTATTATGGCGGCGATGGCTACAGCATCTCCAGACCAGTTAGCTGCCGTGAAAAAGATCGACGCTGACTTCAAGATCCAAATGAAGTCTCTAGATATTGACTTAGCTGCTCTTGCTGTTGATGACAGGAAGTCAGCTAGAGAAATGCAAAGAGAAGTAAAAGATTGGATTCCACGGGTTCTTGCCGTTGGCGTGACATTAGGTTTTTTTGGTATACTGATCTATATCCTGATTAACGGTTTACCAACTACTGGCAATGAAGCAATGTTGCTGTTGCTTGGAGCGTTACAAACTGCGTGGATGGGTATCATGGCTTTTTACTTTGGTGCATCGTCAGCAGACATGACAAAAGACAAAATGTTATATAATTCAACTCCCAAGGATTAAGTGATGAATGGTTTTAAAGGCTCTGCTGCACGTTTAAACGACTTCGATGTAGCACAAGTAGCTGGTAATATGGAAATTGAAGTAGCTGCTCTTCGTGCCGTTCTTGCCGTTGAGTCGGCTGGTGATGGGTTTGATAAAGCAGGTAGACCAAAGGCGTTGTTTGAGCGTCACTTGTTCTATAAGATCTTAAAGAATAAGCCAACGGAATTGGCACAGGCTATTGCTGCTGGTATTGCGTATCCTAAGTGGGGTGAGAAGCCATATCCAAAGGGATCAGACGCTGTATACAAAGAGATTGAAACAGCGTATAATATAGCTCCAAAGGAAGCTCTGATGGCTACGTCTTGGGGTCTTGGTCAGGTTCTAGGATCTAATCACGTAGCTGCTGGTGCAGAGTCTCCAGAAGCAATGGTTGAACAGGCGATGGCTTCAGAGTTGTATCAGTTGCAACACATGGCAAATTTCATCTCTAACAATAACCTACTAAAGCACGTTAAGAGTAAAGACTGGGCTTCATTCGCGAAGGGTTATAATGGCCCTGCTTATGCAAAGAATAAGTATGATACGAAGTTACAAGAAGCTTACAATAGGTTTGCATAGTGCTTAAAAAACTACCCGCTCAACCCGGTATCTTTAAAGATTCTCCATCTCTGACTTCAGAAGGTTTCTGGTCGGATGGTAAAAACGTGCGGTTTTTCCGTGGTAAGCCGGAGAAGATTGGTGGTTGGACAAAGTTCAGCACATCGTCCATCTCTGGTAAGGGTCGTGCTGTAATATCATTTTCTGATTCGTCTGGTAGAAAATACCTTTCTATTGGTACAAACAAGAAGCTTTATATTGCTGATACATCAAATACTATATCAAACATTACCCCGTTAGATGGTGCTGCAACTACATTTACAGTAAACATAGCAACAGTAGATGCAACTCCTAATGTAACCATCACACATAATAGTCATGGTAGATCTGTTGGCGATACAGTTATATTTGCAAATCAATCTTCTGCTGTTGGTGGAATTACACTTAGTGGTACGTATTTAGTTACCGTAGTTCCAACGGCTAATACATATACAGTTGTACACACTTCAAATGCTACTAGCACAGTAACTACTGCATCAAGGACAATTGACTATCAGTTTGAACTTTCAATTGGTCCTGAGTATGGTGGTTATCAGTTTGGTTGGGGTGTTGGTGGTTGGGGTTTGTCTACTTGGGGAACCGCAAGAGCCGCATCTTCTGTTACATTAAACCCACGTACTTGGTCCATCTCTAAGTTTGGAAACTTTCTAGTTGCAAATCCTTATGCAGGGAAGTTATATGTATGGGATGGAAACGTAGCCAATAGGGCAACATATATATCAACTGGTCCTGATAGAAATGACTATAGCTTTGTAACACCTGAAAGGTTTGTTGTTTGTCTTGGTACTCATGATTATGGGACCGATACATATTCACCTACTCTTGTAAGGTGGTCTGATCAAGAAGACTACGCAAACTGGACTCCTTCAGCAACTACACTTTCGGGTGAATTTCCGCTGCAGTCTGGATCAGTCATCATGGGTGGTGGTGTTTCACGTGTGCAGAATCTAATCTGGACGGATACATCTCTCTATGCCATGCGTTATCTTGGAGACATTGAGCTAGTATATGGATTCAATATCCTTGGTACAAACTGTGGCTTGATAGGTAGTAAGGCATGGGCAGAAGTAGACGGCGTTACTTTCTGGATGTCAAACAATAACAAGTTCTTTATGTATGACGGTTCTGCTCCTAGAGAGTTAACATGTACTGTCAGTAGATATGTGTTTGATGATCTTGAAAAGGCTGGTAACCCAATTATTAATTGTGCTGTGAACTCAAGATTCAATGAAGTTGTTTGGTATTATCCAAGTATTAGTTCAACAAATGCAGAGATTGATAGATTTGTTGCATATAATTATGTAGAAAATACATGGTATATTGGTGATGTTGTAAGGACTGCTTGGGTTGACGGTAGCATATTTAACTACCCAATTGGTATTGGTGGCTATGATGCTCATGGCGATACGGGGTATATCTATTCCCACGAAGATGGTCACAATAATGATGGTACAGCAATTGACTGCTACATTGAAAGTGCTCAGTTCGACGTTGATGACGGTGAGAACGTAGTAAACATTTCTCGTATTGTTCCAGACGTTTCATTCGAGTCTGGTTCTACTCTTAACATGGAAATTAAAACACGAAGGTGGGCTAATTCACCTGACGAACAAGTGAAAACTTTGACATTTGACGAGTCTTCAGATAAGGTTGACACTCGTGCTCAGGGTCGAGTGGCGACTATTAAGCTTTCATCAAATGCTGTAGATAATTGGTGGCGTGTTGGTGACATTCGTGTTGATATATCTGGAGTTGGTCGTAGATGAGATTAGCTAACTTACTTAGTCCTGACAGTGTAGTTGCTTGGGCGAATGAGAGTGTTCGTATCCTAGAGTCAACGATTGACGTTTTGGAACGCACGAAACAGACAAGGGGTTCTATTGCACGGGTATCTTCTTTTTTAAAGACAGATCTTCCTAGTGCTGCTCAACCCGGTGAAATTATCTATGTGTCGAATGAAACTGGCGGTGCAGTACTTGCCTTTTCAGATGGTACAAACTGGCGGCGTGTAACAGACAGAGCGGTGGTGGCATAATGTGTGGTGGTGGTGGTAGTCAAGGCAATGGCGGCACGAGTGACAGTCGGTCTTATGTTGATAGATTAACTAGGACGATTGAAAACAACCTAGCTAAGAACAATGCCGGGCCTGTTAGCGGTGGAGCACTTTATGGCGGTGGTGATAATCGTGATCGTCAAGGCGGCGGTAGTGGTAGCCCCGGAGCCAGTGGTGGTGATAGAGATCGACAAGGCGGCGGTAGTGGTATGGGCCGTGGCGGTGAAGATGTAGGTCGTCCCATCGGTGGTGGCGGTATAGGTTCAGTCCCAACGCCGAATGTCTCTGGCGGTAGGTATGACTATGTGGGTGCTCCTGCACCTCAACTGCCCGGTAGCCCAACTCAATTTGGTCCTCGCGGTGGTGCGCCTCTAGCTGGGACTGGAATTAACTATGATCCTGCTTTAACGAAATCTGCTATTGCTCTTCAAGGATTTGAAGGTTTTGTTCCAAAAGCATTTTGGGATGTTAATGCACCAAGGGTAGGGTGGTCATCTGATACAATTACTGATCCTGTAACAGGGGAACAAAGACGTGTTACAATGGATGATACTATAAGCGTTGAAGATGCAAATGTAGACTTAAATGCCCGTATTGTTGGTATTCAAAATACACTTGCTAAAACAATTGGTCAGGAAGCATGGGATAGTTTGCCTGTAGGTGCAAAAGCAGCTATGACTTCTGTTGGTTATCAGTATGGATCAGTTCCTAAATCTGTTATTTCTGCCGCTAAAAGTGGTGATCCTAAATCTATTTCTGAATCTATTTCTGAATTGGAATCAACCCCATCACGCCGAGCAGCAGAAGCAAAAATAAGTTTATCAGACAAAGTTATTAATGCTGGTCTTAATATGGTTCCCGGTATTATTAGTCCAGCACTTGGTGTAGCGAGTCTTGCTTCTGCAGCACTTGGTGGGCCATCAGTTGCCAATATGGTGCGTGGTGATGGTAACGTATCAATTTCTCCTACTGATCCGGGTTCTATCACAAGTGAAGGAATTGGATATGGTCCGGGTGGTGATTTAACTCGTGATCAGTACCGTGAGCAGTATGGTAATGGCGGCGGGGCAAATAAACCTCAAGAAAAGAAAGCTGCAACTGAGCCTGTCGCTCCTGTAGCAGCAACTACACCTGCGGCTTTGCCTACTATTGTTCCGCAGTCTACAACGACTCCCGTAGCACCGGGTACTACACCTAATACTCGTAAGCTATCTGATGAAGAATATGCCGCATTGTCGCCTCTTGAGAAGGCTTACTATGACATGGGCATTTCTACATATGGCACGTTTACGCCAGAGTATAACTACTTCCCTAACAGACAGCCTATCTTACTTCGTGAACCTGTTATTGCACCAGACGAGGAAAACAAGAAGCGTAACGGTGGTCTTGTAAAGGGTCCGGGTACAGAAACGTCAGATAGTGTCCCAGCTTTGATTGGTGGTAAGACACCAGCAGCACTGTCAGATGGAGAGTTTGTATTCACGGGCCGTGCAGTGCGCGGCATGGGAAATGGTGATAGGATGGAAGGTGCTCGTAAACTACACCAGATGATGAAGAAGGCTGAAGGCAATGCAAGTAAAGGTGGCTCAAGAAAATAACATACTAGATATCACGAGGTTCTTAATAGATGAATTTCATGGTAGTTATGTTACCACCTTCCCAAAAGTAGACTTTGACAAGACTTTACTGTATGTATGTAGACATGTGGTTGAAGGTGTGGTATTTTTCATAGAGAAAGACCATAAGATTGTTGGTGTAATTGCTGGTCTTGAAGCTGAATACTGGTATTCGAAAGAAAAGTTTATTTCAGAAGGTTTCTTCTTCGTGCATCCTGCTCACAGGAAGTCACGCATAGCTTTTAAGCTGATACAAGAATTAAAGAAGTACGCGAAGAACCTTGGTCTAAGGCTCATATGCGGAGTCTCCAGTGGAGATGATGTTGAGAGAAAGGACAAGTTCTTTGAGTTTAATGGTTTAAACCGCATAGGCGGTATATACATATGCTAGGAGTTTAATATGTGCTGTGGTGGTGCGAGTCAAACGATTCAAAAAACAGAAGTACCTAAATGGTTAGAGGACTTCTATAAGAAAAACATTGGTGAGACGGAAAGCGTCTACGGAGCGGCGAAAGATCTTTATACCCAGAATCTAAATCAGCCATTGTATGGTGGTGAGCGTATCCAAGGGTTTACGCCAGATCAGCTTAAGGCTATGGAAATAGCTCGTGGTTCTGAGGGTAGTGGCCTTGCATCATTGCAAAAGGGTCAGTCGTTAGCAGAACAGTCTAGTCAAGCAATTACACCTGAGCAGATTCAGCAATACATGAATCCATATACGCAGCAAGTTCTGGACCCAGCTTTGCGTGAAACTGCTAAGGCTAATGAGCAGCTTCGTCTTGCACAGCAGGGTAAAGCTGCACAGATGGGTGCGTTTGGTGGTTCTCGTGGTGCTATTCAGGCTGCAGAACGTGAACGTGGATACACCCAGAATGTTGGTGATCTAACGTCGAAAGCCTACAGTAGCGCATTCACAGGTGCGATGGGACAAGCTAACGCTGATCGTGCTAGGCAGCTACAGGCTGGTCAGTTGTTGGGTCAGCAGGGTGCTCAGGAACAGGCTATGGGTGTGCAGGATATCAATACCATGCTTGGTACTGGTGCTATGCAGCAGACTCAGGGACAGCGTGGACTTGACCTTGCGTATGGTAACTTCATGGAACAACGTGAACAGCCATATCAGAACCTTGCTAGACTACAGGCTGGACTTAAGGGATCTTACTATCAGCCGGGTCCAACAAGCAGCACGACAACGACAACTGCTCCACAAGCAAATCCGTTCTCGCAAATTGCTGGTGCTGGTCTTGCAGGTTTGTCATTATATGGTGGCTATGGTGGATTTTCACCGGGTGGCTTCGGCAGTATGACTCCAAGATATTAAATAAGGTAAAATAAATGAGCATTGCTTCTCTGTTTAAACCAGTAGATTCGTCAAAGACACGTCTTCCAAGGACTGACGTGCTAGAACGTGTTGCCAAATATGCTGATGGTGACTTAGTAATATCAAGCTACCTTGATATCTCCACTGATGAGCTTATCAAGATGCTTCGTAATGATCTAGTTCCAGCATCAAGGTTAGAAGAAGTTCAAAACATTGTGAGAACTCGTCTATCTGGTGAGACTACTGCTGCACCAAAGAAAAGTGTTGGTGAAACTATTAGCACAAAGCCTATTAAGGATTTTACAGTCTCTGATCCCACGAAGGATTTTATTACACTCGAAGATATTATTGGTCAGTCTTCGGCTCCAAGCGGGTTTGAGCGTGGTAACTACCTTGAGTCTCTAATTGGCTCCGGCACTACTGGTGGTCCAACACAACGTGGAACACCAGCGAAGGATAAGGCTTATCTTGATCCACTGAATGTTCGTCCTACATCACGTCTTGCATCTAAGGAACCAAGTAATAATCCTAATTATCAAAGAGGAACAGGTTCAGATGGTGACTTTGGATCTGGATTCCGTTCAGTTTCTAAAGATACTCAAAGAGGGACTGATTCAGAAGGTAACTTTGGTTCTGGCTTTAGCACTCCTCAATCCGAAATCGATGCATATAATTCTAAAATTTTACAAGAAAAGTTTGATAAGGAACGTGCAGGGACTAGTGGATTTTTCTCAAATGAATCAAATCCTCTTGCTGCTACTGATCAAAAGGCCACTAGTTCTGCAATGAGTCCTCCAATCTCTGAAAACTTTGCAGCTAATATGGCAAAGCGCGATGAGGCTGGTGGCTTTGGAATAAGCGACACTTTTAAGAAGAAAGGTATAGCAGGAGTTGCAAAGGACGTAGGTGGTAAGGCTGCTGTTGTAGGAAAAGATTTATATGAAGCTCTATCAAGGCCAGTAGTTACAGATCGACAAGAAATGCTTACTGAAGGTAAACCATTTGAGACACCTACTAGCATTGCTTTAGGTGAAGAGGGAGTACAACAACTTCGTAAAGATTATTATGATAGGGAACGTCGTAAGGCCGTTGATCCTACTGGTATCGCTGCCCTTCCTTCGAGTACGGGCGGCGCGGCTGAAGCAGGTACTGGTGGTGTTGCGCCTCGCGGTGTTGATCCTACTGGTATCGGTAGGGATTCTACTCCTACTCCTGCCTTTGTCGCGGGTACTGATCCTACTAGGGTAACTTCGGCTCCTTCGACTTCTTCGCAGCCTTCGGCTACTCCTCCTGCATTTCGTAGTGGATTGGATGATAAACCTACTAAGGACGACAAAAAGGCCATTCAGGAAACTGCAACTGCCGTAGCAAAGAATCCATCTGTTGGTGGTATTCAGTCGTTGTTTGAACAAGCTGGTTTCAGTGACGCTTTACTGCAGCTTGGTCTTGGCATGATGGCATCTAAGAATCCAGACTTCCTTGGTTCTCTTGGTGAGGCTGGACAGGGTGCTGTTGCTGTTATGGCAAAGCAACGTGAAGCAGCTAAGAAAGCAAAAGAAGATGCAGATAAAGCTGCACTTGAAGAGCGGCGGGTGGCGGCTTATGAGCAATCTATTGCTCAGGCTGGTGGAATAGATAAGCGTCCGGCAGCAGTACAAAGTGCGGAGTTAGTAGCTACTTCACTTCAAACTGCGCTGAAACAGGCAGCGGCGGGGCAATTTGGAACGACTGAGCAAATCATAGCACAACAACATGCTGCACAAACTGTTCTCCCATTCGCGGAACGATCAGCACTTCAAGCTGCAAAGAGTTGGCAGTCTGGGTTTAATGATGCTACCACAACAAAACAAAAAGACGCATATAAAGCAACATATGGGGCTTCAGCAGATGAGGCATCTAATATTGCATATCAAAAAGCAATTGATAGGCATAAGCTAGGCAAGTTTCTTACTTTAGGTGAAGAACCTGTAGTTCAAACGGCTCCTCAAGCCACTGGTCAAACTGCACCGCCTGTGTTAAAGTATAACCCTGCCACTGGCAAAGTTGAATAATTTCACTAGGATATAGTATGCCAACACAAGTTGAAGTTCCGGGAATTGGTCTTGTTGAATTCCCTGATGGGATGACTAATGACCAAATTTCCTCTGCTATCCAAAATAATATCTTAAAGCAGGAACCACAACCTCCTGCTGAAGGTTTTATAGCGCGTACTACTACGGCTCTTGGAGATGTCCCAGAAGCTATTGCTCGTGGTTATTATGGTGCAAAGACTGGACTAAATGTTCTTGGTCTTGAAACTGGACTTCTAACCCCTGAAGAAGCTGCTGCTAATATTGCTGCTAGTACTGAAGCTGCAAAGCAATATGCTATGCCCGAATCAGTTCGTAAGGGCATGGAAGAGATTCAAAGTGCTCAAGGATGGAAAGAGACAGGTCTTGCTATTGCAAGGAACCTTGACGTAATTCCTTCTGTCCTTGGTGAAAGTATTCCTGCATCTGCAACATCAATTGGTACTGGTCTTATTGGTGGTTTGCTTGGTGCTGTTGCTGGACCTGTTGGTGCAACTGTTGGCCTTTCGACTGGTGTAGGTGCTGGTTCTGCCGCGACAGAATATGCAAGTTCTCTTAATCAATTTCTTACGTCTAAAGGCGTTAATACGTCTGACCCAGATCAGTTAAAGGCAGCTTTCTCTAATCCAGATCTAATGTCAGAAGCACGTAATGATGCCGCAACTCGTGGTATTGCTGTTGGTGCATTTGATGCTCTATCTGCTGGTATTGCTGGACGGTTATTTGCTCCAGTTAAGGGAGCATTAGGTGACAAGGCTCTTGGTACTGTTGCTGGAACTAGTGCAGAAATTATTAGCCAAGCTGGTGCTGGTGCTGGTGGTGAAGCTGCTGCACAATTAGCAACAGAAGGTGAAATTACATCTCCCGGTGCAGTTGCTCTTGAAGCAGTTGGTGAAATTGTTCCCGGTATTGCTGAGGCTGCTATTAGTAAGGCAACTGGTGCTCGTACCACTGCAGAGTCACCTATTCCCCCACCATCGTCCCTTCGTGAACAAGCGTTAGTTGAGTTCTATAAA